GGCGTCCACGGCCGTGCGGATTTCCGCGATGGATCCGCGGAAGCCGGCGGTGGCCGACTGGATGTCCGATTGGACTGAGGCGCGCACGGTGGCAGCGAGGGCGGCCGCGTCGGTCCCGGCGGGGGCGGCGATGGAGGCAACGCGCGCCTCCAGGGTGGAGACCACCTTTGCGAGGGCGAGGGTCTCGTCGAGCATGATGGATGCCTCCTAAGGAAAAAAGAAGGCCGCCAGGACATGCCCGGCGGCCTATGGGAGTTTCCATGAATGCGCTACCGAAGGCATCCCGCGCGATGCGCAGGAAATCGACGATGCCGAAGGATAGCATGCCGTGGCGCAGGGGAGAACAACAAAGATGTTGACGGCTACATTTGGATGCGGGTGTCCACCGTGCCGGCGGTGAGCCCGGGGCCGGGAGGCACGCCCATGAAGGAGCACAGCCGCTTGGACTGGAGGTCGAACAGCTGCTGGCGGTCCGCCACCTCGCGGCGGTTGTGCGTCCAGACGGCTGCCTGGTCGGTATCGAGGTTCGCGCTGGCGCCGGGGACGGCAAGCTCCAACGCGTAGAGGATCGCCATGTGCTGGCGGATGCGCTGGGATTCGCTCGGGGAGCAGTTCAGGAGGCGGTATTCGAGGAAGCCCTGGGATTCGAAAAACCTGAACCCCACGAATCCGGATGCGCTGTTGCCATACAGAGAATAGCCACAGAAACGGCGGGCATCAACCTTCTCGTCGTCGGTGAGCGGGGTGGAGGCAAACTGTGTTGCCTGGTTGGTTCCGAAGACGCTCGATGACATCTGCGTTCTCCGTTAGGCGGCTGCGATTGGCGCGCCGCGGTCCGTCAGGGTGGCGATGTCCGCCGCGCTGGTCACGATGGCGCCCTGGGGCCAGTAGTGGTTCCCGGTGGCGTCGATGAAACCGTGCGGCCGGATGAGGCGGACCCGGGAGGGCAGGGCGGGCGTCGGGGTGGGGGCGGCCGGGGGAGGGATGGTTGCCGCGACGGGTTCGATGTTTTCCGCCGGCTCAGGGGTTTCCTCCGGCGGGAGGGACGCTTCCTCCGCTGCGAGGGCGGCCTGGGCAGCAGCGAGTGCGGCTTCCTCAGCGCGGACAGCTGCCCGTGTGCGCTTCGCGGTCTGCGCCGGGGCGGTGGTTGTGGCCATGATTGTCGTTCTCCGCGGTGCGGGTGAGGGGCTTCCGGCGAGCGCGAGGTTTCTTCGGCTCCAGCGCGGCAGCCGTCATGCACTGATGGAGCGCAGCCGGATGTTGCAGGCGACGGAAGGCACGTGAAGGAAAAGCAAGAAAACTGGCGGCGCCAAACCCAGAAGTATAGGGCCCGGCACCGCCAGTAATCAGTTACGCGCTCTCGATGACCGTGCCGCGCTTCAAAGACGCATTAGTCGCGGTCGAAATCACGAGGCTGTTTGCAGTCACATCGGAGGGAAGCGCGAAGCCACCAATCCAATACCAGGACTGGGCGATGATCTGCCCCAGGCGGTCGAGAGGCTCGCGCGTCACCATCGCGACGGCATCAACCATTTCACGCAGCGACCGGGCTTCGTCCGGGATGTCGGAGTAGCCGGTCTCCGCGTAGTCGCCCTCAATGAGCGCGCCCTTGCCAACCACCAGCGCGCGGTGGATCGGAAGGCCGCCGAGGACCTGCTGCGGCGCCTCAGTCGTCGGAATGAACCGCACGCCGAGCAGCTGGAAGACCTCGCCCTGCCTGAATTCTGTCGAGTTGTAGGCGCCGCGGAAGAGCTCGCGGAAGTCACTCGCGGAGAACAGGCCCAAAAGCTGCTCATCGTCGATGTAGCAGTTGTAGAGGCCGTCGATGGTCGGCACGCTGTTCCGGCGAAGATTTGCGACAGCCCGGAGGATGTCGGTCATCGTCAACGTGTCGGCCGCCGTGATGGCCGCCGTGGTGAGCCGGCCGTTCGGGCGGATAACCACCGGAGCGGTCGCCGCGACGACGGGGGCATTCAGTGCGCCGTCAGCCTCGAGCACGTTGGTCGAGAACGTCAGAGTGCCGGAGACGCCGTTCGGAGAGGTGGAGCCGCTCGGGTTGTCGGCGGTCACACCGATGAGCGAGTAGGGGTTCCCGTTCACGGCGACGACCAGAGGGTTCACGCTGGACACGGACACCACGGTTCCCAGGATGCCGACGAGGTTGCTGAAGCCCTGGATATTGTCGACATGGAGGGTCGTCGCATTCGCGGCAAGAGCCGAGCTCACACGGGTGTTGCCGCCCAGGTATCCGCCAACGTCCTGCACCGCAGCGCTCTGGCTGCCGAAATACAGGGTGTTCCGCGCGATGCGGTCCAGCGACTGCGCCGCCTGGATGCCGTTAACCTCGGCGTTCTCCACAAACAGGGAGGCGATGGCAACGCCGGCCGTGACCATGTTAAGGTCGATGGTGTCCGAGTACATATCGATGCCGAGCGTGTACTGCTCGACAGAGAACGAACTCGGCGTCAGGCCGTTGTCGAGGTTGGTGTTTGCGTTTGCCGCGAGCGGGGTGGTCACGGGGACCTTCAGGCCGCGGCGGGTGTCGGCGATTGTCTGGCCGATGCGCCCCGGGAAAATCTGGCGGTCCGCAACCTTGCGGTAGCCGAGCTTCGAAGTCAGCGACTTCTCGAACTTGCGGCGGAGGAAGCCGGCCTGAACGATTGGCTGGAGGCTTTGCGGAAAGGATTCAATTCCCATCTGGGAACTCCTCGATGTGTGGGTTGGGTTGTGTGTTGGTCGGTGGTCGTCATGCCCCTGGCCATCGAGGTCTGATGGGCAACGTCAAACCGCCCAGGGTTGCACCCCAGGCGGCTGTCTCCAAACCGGACGGTTGCCCGTCCGGCCTAATGGCTATCTGCGTGTCGGCGCGATGAGCCGCGCCAGTTCGGCGTCGGCTTCAGCGTCGGTCATCTCCGAAACGTGCTTCCCGGTCACCGCGGGCTTGGGAGCCTGCACGGCGGGGGAGGTGGTCCCGGCGGCTGCCCCGGTGGCCTTCGCCGGTTCGGCGAACAGCCAGGGCTTGGCGGTCTTCGCTGCGGCGAAGAAATCCTCGGGAACGGTCACGTCCCCTTTGTCGTCCAGGCCTATCTTTGACGTGTCGAGCAGCTTCAGCCCGTCCAGGTCGACCATGCCGGCCTTGATTGCCTGCGCCTTGAGTTCCGCGGCGATGATGCGGACCTGCGACGCCTTGCCAGCCTCGGTAATCCGGCCTTCCGCATCAGCGTGGGCCTTCTCCAGGGCTGCCTTGAGATCCGCGGCGTATTTCTCGGAGAGCTGCTTCTCAGCGGCGGTCCGCGCCTCGGATGCCGCCTTCTCGGCTGCTGCGGTCCGCACTTCCGCGGCCGTCCTCTCTGCTTCGGCGACCTTCAGGCGCCAGCCCTTGTTCTCGTCCCTCAAGCGGCTGATGTAATCCTGGGTGGACTCATCATCGCCACGTGCGGGAGCGCGGGTGCTGGTGGTTGCCGCCGGCGCTGCCGTGACCGCCGGAGCGGTGGTGGCAACAGTGACGGCGGGTGCTGCAGGTGCGGAAGCGCCGCCCTCGGCCTCGCGGACGATGGCGTTCAGATAACGGAAACGATGCATGCTGACCTCTTGGTGGCAGCCCTTCAGGGCGGGGGTTCCCGGACTCTTCCACCGGGCGGCGTGGCCTTCAGGCCAGCCGGACGACCGCGGCGCGCATCAGCCATCAGGCTGCCTTGCCACGGTCGCAAACTGTGGGGCGGCGGATCACTCCGACTGGAGCGGCTCCACGACCTTCATTGACGCGGCGCCAATCCTGGCGGCGATCCGCTCGGCGCGCTCGTCGGCTGCCGCGCGGTCCGCATCGGCTGCGACGATTTCCTTGTCGATGTTCTCGACGTCGTAATCGCTGGCCAGGTTGGCCAGGACGGTACGCCTCGACATTATTCCCGCTTCGACCAGCGAGGCTGCCGTCGAGGCGTCCTGCTGCCGGTCCTGGGCGGTGGGAGCATACCAGCGCGGCCAGGTCAGCCTCAGGCCGTCGGCGCGCAGGTCTTTGTAGTGCTGGCCACCGATAATGAGGCCGCCCTTTTCCGGTGCGACGACCGCACTGGCGGCGATCACCATCCGTACCAGGGCGAGCAGCCCCTTTTCCCCGTAGGAAATCCTCAGGCGGTCGGCGAGCCAAATCAGCCCCTGGTTCATCAGCTCCAGGGCGCGCCCGGATTGTGCCGCGGACACTTTGTCGGCGTCCGCCCGATTGCCGTGCATGGCTTCCAGCGCAATGACGCGCAGGCGCTTCTCGTATTCGATGCTCGCCTCGGCGGCCGTGCCGTTGATTTCCAGCAGCTTGGCGTCACCGTCGGATGATACCACCAGCGCGTTGGCGGTGCCGCCGGACAGGCCCTCAAGCTTGCCGTCTGCAGTTTTGATTACCAGCTTCGGATCGCTGCCATAGATGAGCGCGCGGCGCGCCTGGGAAAGCGTGTAGTCCGCGGCGATCATAGAATCGATGCCGCCGGTGAAGGTGCACGCGCCGTCGATGTCATCCCCGCCCGGCAGGTTCCGGATCCATACGATGGGGACGAACCCCAATCCGTGGTCCACCGTCAGCGCCGGGTCGATTGCCGGGACCGCATCGCGGTCAGTCACGCGCCATGGCGTGTACCAAATCTCCTGGTCGGCCGTCCATTCCCGCCGGAACCAGTAGCGCTCGCGGGGCTCCGCATTCGGGACGCGGGCCGCAATCTGCGAGCCGTAGACCTTGTAGAGCTCGACGACCCGCACCAGCTCGTCGGGAACGTCGGCCGAGAATACAGGCGTCAGGAACGCGGTGGACAACACCTTGACGAAAGGCCGCTGCCTGGCCACGCGGAACATCAGGGCGATGGAGCCGATGCTGCCCTTGGTCGCCGCGTCGATGAAGATCTCATTGAGCGAGGTCTCCTTGATCCAGGCGGCGACGGCGGCCTTTGCCAGCCTGTCGTCCGCGTCAACGGCCGGGAAGTGGCCTTCCGAGAACAGGAGCGACACGCTGTCGGAGACCACCGTCTGGCAGTAGCCAGTGCGCACCGACGGGCGGCGGTCCTTGAGCGGCAGAAACTGGCCGCCGCTGTTGACCTCCTCGGAGAACGGGCTGGCGATATGGTCATAGAGCTCGCCGTTGAGCACGCGTGATAGCGCCGTCAGTTCGAACGTTCGCGGCGGGAGGTCGCGGTCCCGGAGCTTCTGTTCCAGCGACTGTTTGAGCGACTGCCAATCCATATCAGCGCCCCATGAAGTTCACGTTGATCGCCTGGGCCGGCGGCGATGCCGCCTTCACAAGCAAATCGGTCAGCCCCCAGATTGCCGCGTCGGCCCGGTCGGGGGACTTGGCGCCCATGTAGCCGTTGGTGGAAAACTGCAAGAATTGGTCTTCCATATCGGGGAATGTCCCGACGTGGGTGACGAGGCCCTGCTCGTAGAGAGAGGCCACAGGCTCGGCGCGCTGCGTCTTTCCGCGGCTTGCGGTGACCAGCAGGACCGGGGCAGTCCGCCGCACGGAGCGAAGGTTGCTTTCGACCAGCGCGCCGCCGAAGTTGCGCTCCGCGATAATTCGGTCGGCACCCCATTCGTCCATGGCCGCCACGGTGGCCCTGGCCCAGCCTTCAGGGCTATAGTGGCCGGTCCGGTCGGCGAGGATGTAAGCGCGGTCCTGGCGGTCGAGGCCGCAGACCACGATGCCGATTTCATCGCTCCGGGTGTCTTCCGGTCCGGAGCAGCCCGATGGGTCAACGGCCACCACGATGCGGCGCATGCGCGCGCGCAGCGCTTCCTTCGCGGCGGCGTCCTTGGGTGCGGCTTCCCGCTTTATCATCTCGAGGCGCCACAGGGCGCCTTCGACGGAGTCCAGGTACTTGCCGAGCAGGAACCGGGCCCGGTCTTTGGCAGGCAGCGATTCGAGCTGGAGGATGACGCCGTCCGCGATGTTGACCAGGTTATCACCCGGGTTCATCAGCAGGCTGGCGAAGTCGGCCGGGTTCGGGATGGCGCAGCCGTCAGACGGTTCGACGTATTCCTGGAAAAGCCGGTAGGTCCAATGCGCTTTGGTGGGCGGGTTGAGGTCGTAGTATGCCTTCAGCTTGAGGCCACTCTTCTGCGCCAGGCGGGTGACCACCTTGTTGCGGGCGCTGTAGGAGATCTGGGAACATTCGTTCAAATATACGGTACTGTGTTCCTGGCCGAGGATTTTGTCGGCGCGTTCCTTGTCGTCCAGGCCACCGAACAGGATCCGGCTGCCGTTCCACATTTCGACATACCAGTCGGACTTGTTCATCTTCCACGGCACGCCGGGGAAAGCGATTTCCATTACCTTGGGGAACGTGTCCAGGATGACGGACGACTTCAAATGGTTGAAGCAACTCCGCAGGATTGTGTGCGACGAACCCGGCGCCTTGCAGGCACGGGCGATGGTTGCATAGGTCAGGGCGAAAGTCTTGCCGGAGCGGCTGCCGCCGTAAAGCGCGCAGTGGGTGGATGGGCCGGCGAGAAGCGAGATGGCTTCCTGCTGCCTGGGCGTAAGCTCAAAGCTTGGCGGAATCACCGTTGAGAATGATTGTGACCGTGCCTTTTTGCTCACTGTCATCACCGCCCTTATCGCGCCAGCCGAACCGCGTTTTCAGGACGAAAATCATCATCGTCTTGTCGCCAGCGAGCGCCATGGCGAGCGCGCTGGAAGCCAGCTTTGCGTGTACCTTGGCAGACCCCCGTTCGAGTTCCGCTTTGAAATGCTTGGCGAGCGTCTTTTTGGCGATGTCCAGCGCCAAGCAGATGTCGTCCTGGGTGATGCCCCCGGCGACCATGAGCTCAACTTGGAGACGTTCCTTGTCGGTGGGCTCGAACAGGTGGCCGCGGCCCCTGGGCTTCGGTTCCGGCGGGCATTCGCTCACGCTGGACCTCCCCGAATGTGCGCGCGACCGCCTTTGACGGGATGGCGCCACGGAGGATGCAATGCCCCTGAACGGGCGGCGAACCGCAGCCCGGAATAAAGAAACCCCGCCGACCCTGGAGGAGCGCGGCGGGGCTTTGTGGCCGGACGACAGGGGTGGCGTCGGGCGTACGTAGCGATGATGGTCCACTGTGGCTTGCGCTGGCGCATCCGTCAACTACGAAATGCGTTGACTTCCAAAAAAAATGCATTACCGTGCGGCATGGGTGCCGTCCGCGATGGGGCGGCGTGCCGCACGACAGGAGGAGAACATGGCCTATGATAGCCTCGAGCCGCTGACCGGGTGCCTGGCAGCGGGATTTGCTGGAAGCCTGATCGGCGGGATGCAGCGCGGAGCAGCCCATGCGCACGCCCGGGCGGCGCGGGCCGCGTCGGCGAACGCGGCGGCATGGTCCGAGAACTCCGGCGTGCTGGAGACCACTGTTGCCCGCCTGCGGGCGCGGATTTCCGATTATATCGATGACGACAGCATGTTGCGGGAAGAAATCAACGACCTACGGCATGCCCTCGCCCAGTCCAAGAGTGCCCTGGCCGAAGCTCTCTCCATGAACGAGGGCTTGATGCTCTATATCGATGAGCGATACCGGGACGGTCGCCTCGTCGATTGAGAAAGGGCCGCCCCATCTCTGGAAGCGGCCCTTGTTGCCGGATGGCGCCCTCGTGTCAGGCGGGCATCATCCCGTGCGTCGGCTCGCCGGCGTCGCCGTAGCCGTAACCCCGCCGCTGCCGCCACGCGCCGACCGCCGCCACAATCGTGGGCGCCGCCGTCGGCTGCGGCACGGCTACCTGATTAGCGTGGTCCGCCTGCGGCTCTCCACCAGCCGGCGGGCAAATCCTGATTTGAAAGCCATCGGCCACCTGTTGCGGACTGCGAACGCCCTCCGGTGCCTCCCCTTTCTCCAAGAGCGCCCGCAGCTTGCCGGTGCGCGCCACCGCCAAAACGGCGCATTCCTCGATTGAGAGAGCCGCCAGGTATTTGAGGACCTTCCTGTCGAGCTGCTCGGCCGCTTCGGCCTCGATCGGAGCGCCCTTTGACCGGCTGCTCGCGATCCTCCTCACGGAGTGGATCCTGATCTTTGCGTCGTCCGCAGCGTCGGCCTGCTGCTGCGTTGCGGCCTGCCGCTCCCCGGCGGACGGACCACCCTGCTCGGGCTGGTTTCCGCCGAACAGCAAGTTTGCCACGCCGCCGACCGCAGCAACGGGCAAGGCTACCGCAGCATGGGCACACCAACCAATGCCGTCGGCGGCCGCACCAGCGGTGGCCTCAAGCCACCGGCCCAGGAACCCCAGCCCGCCGAAGAGACCCCTGAAGGCATTGCCGAGAGCTTCCAAAATCTTGCGCATCGCTACACACCCCTGTGCCAGGCCGCCAGCACAGCGCCGGTGGCTTCGAGCCAAGAATGCGTTCGTTGTTTGCAAGGGAGACACCATGGCGTGCGGACGATTTCCGCCGCCGGCACGGAAGCCCTCCGGCACCGGCAGGCGTACCTTATATACTATGTGCAGCC